GGCACGGGCGTCAACGAGACGAAGAAGCTTTCCGCGTAAACGTCTCGCAGTAACCAAGAAAGATCGCTCAATAGCTCCAGCGTCGGTGAGTCCAAAGGTAGTGCTGCCAGGCTGTAGATGGGTTGCTCTCGGTTTACGGAAGCCGCTGAACGAATCATTCATCTACCTAGCCGACGATCTTTACCGAAAGAGGTTTGACCTCCACCACTTGCAGCAAGCGGAAATGCGAATTTGTGGCCGGCCCAGCGGTTCACATCCTTGACCGATCCACTGAGTGTTCCACCGAGAGTAATCGAACCCTGTCCATAAAGAATACCCGTTCCACCAGACCAAGCCCCATCCGCGGTCATGGCCTGGATAAGTGCTACCAAAGTATCACTATTCGGAGCCAGCGCCATCGCGGCAGAAATCTGTCTGGTGGTGTAAACTCCAAAGACCCCATACGCTGAGCTTGGAGGGGCAATGTCCAAAGCAAGTGTTGGCCCGTTCTGTGCCGCTTCCAAGTTGACAGAACCAATGCTACCAGCAGGGTCAGTACCAGCGAACTCAACTACGACGAGCGTTGCGAATGTACCGTTAGCAAAACCGTAAGATGCCCCATCTCCGGATTGAACTCTTCGGTAGTAAGCTAATGTGCAGCCGTTGAAGCCGTCAGTGCAGTAGGCGGTATCACCGGATGGAACAAGGGTTAGTGCATTTCCAACATTATTTGATGGAAAACCAATCGGACCACCCTGCTGACTGAACCCAACAACTAGAAGGTTACCAGGTGTTGGAGCTGCTGGCAAAGTAGCGGAAAGAGCACTGTTCGTCTTTACATCAGATGCCGACTGAACTACGGACGGTCCAGATGCTCCCGAGGGAATGATAATCCGCCCAGGCATGTTATGGCTCGATTAGAAGTCGGCAATCGTGACTACCGCTTGCGGTGTCCAACCAAACATCAAAGTTATCTGTTGAGAAATAGCTGCGTTCTGTATTAGTCGGAATGGGCATTCCATCAGTACCAGTTGCTTCATCAAAGCCCATGTAGACTGTGCCACTTCCAAGGTTGAAGATGGAGATACCACTTACCTGGCTTGCAACTTTAGTGGAAGTGGTAGTAACAGTGACTTTCGAGATAGAACGTGCCATCTAGTTCTCCCTACCTTCAGCCAGCACTGATCTTCAATACGCCGGAGTCATTCCAAAGGGCGCCACTAACTCCAGGATTAGAAGTAGGAATGCCCACTAACACTACCAGCCCATTTCTGATGGGACCACCAACGCCAGGTGTAAGAACAATATCACCGCCATGTTGGGGTTGACCTGGCAATACTTCTAAGGTAGCACCAATCGTATCGCCACCATCTCCAACACCGGCTGCTATGTTGATCTGACCTCCAACCTCGTTATTAGCACCATCTCCACCGAAAAGAACAATGTCTCCAGCATGTCCGAATAGATCAGCTGGTCTGACTCCCAGAAACGCTGCAGTACCAGTTACACCATCAGCAGAGATAATGACTGTGCCTGCTTCGCCATCTCCGTCCGCCTCAATCATGGGACGAACCGACATTCTAGTTCTCCTTGGGACCGTTCGCAGCAGCCACCTTACCAGAACTTAGAGCTTTCATCCGAGGTGAAAGGCCAGCATTAGGAATACGACCGGCCACAGGCGGTTCTTCGCCATCATCCTCCTCATTACCAAGGTTGTTGAGGAGATTAGCCTTCATTGCCTGACGTTCAGCCTCGGCCTTTTCCATGTCGTTCTCAATCTCTTGCATCATAGCATCGATGTTGGGAACGCCCATGATTGAGAGAACGGCTCGAATGGCCTGTCGCTGAACAGCCGGATTGTTAGGAGCAATGTCGCGAACAATCTGTGACCAAGAAGTGGTGTACTTGACAACATCCTGGCTGATGATCGGTGGGAAGACAGTACCCACCCTCTTCATAGCCTTCTGGACTTCTTCCTCGTCATCGAGTGCTACAGTTAGAACGTACTCGAACCATTCCTTAATGAAATCTTCCGTGAATTGCTGCCAATCCTCGTAAGACTTCACCATGGGCAGTTCCATCGACTGGGCAGTCGCTAGATTAGCATCTCCACCCTCGCCGAAGTAGTGAATCATAGTTCCCATACCAGCACCGGCTGTGGCAAGAAGAAGACGAGCATCTTCCTTGGCATTAGCAGCGCCCGTATCAGTCTTCAGCCAGTCAAGATCAACTGCAGAGTTAGAATCATAAACTGCTCCAGCCACAGGGCGGGTCAGCTTACGAAGCTCAGCAGTGCCAGCATTATCTCCACGATCACCAACTGACAGACCACCGAACTTGCCACCGAACTGGGCAACTTGGGTAGGTCCACCCTTGATCTTGCGAACATAAGAGATAGCCTGAGCCGCAGCATTGATGCTGGCTCGACCCTCCATGAATTCGCGGAAGACCTTGAACCAGTCACGAGAAGCAAAGAGGTCAGAAAGACCACGCTTACCGTTCTTGGTCCAGATTTCGTTGACCATGACGTGACGAATGCGAATTTCTGAATCAACCTTAGAAGCAGGAATACGAATTCGCTTCTTTAGTTCATTCCACTCGTCGTCTTTGATCCGATAATCAAGGTAGTACCTGCTCTTGGGTGAACCGTCAGGCTTGTACTGGTCGTGCTCACCGTCGTACTTGAGAGGCTGCCATGTCCGCTTGTAAAGAACCGGCTTGAGACGATTATCAGGGTCATAAATGATCTGATTAATCTCTTCTACCGGAAATTCGGAAACCTTGATGTACGGTGGAGCAGTACCGATGAAGCAACCGTAGAACTTCTCACCATCCGTGATGGTATCATCAAGCCAGCGCTTCAGACCGGCATGTGTAGTGAAAGCAAGCTTGTTATCGGGATCATTCCAGAAACTCTGAAGAATGTCCCGGATGGGATCATCTTCCTCAGCCTGCTCCTGACGAGAACGAGCATAACGGGGCAACTGGACAAAACGTGTAGGTGTTGGTGCTCCGTTGCCCCGTGCTGTCGCCTCGTCAGGAACCAGCTCCAACGGCGGCTTCTGCTCATCTTCTGGTTCACTTTCAGGAACGTTTTCCGGGTCCCGAGCAAGAACCCATTGAACGCCCTTCCCCAAGGTGAACCTGAGAATGAGCTTGACCGCTTGCTTGGCCAAAGGATTGTCGTGGCGAAGTCGCCGAAGTCGTTTCAGCGTATCTCGCCGGTTGGTGGGAATAACGTCCTCGACTCCACCCATCTCATAGAGATTGATGTAATCAAGGTCCTCGATCTTACGCTCGAGTAGAGCATTGTCGTTTAGGAGATGTTCGAGGGTCTCTGCTACTTCCAGGCGTTCCTGCTGAAGTACCTGAAGCTGCTGTTCAAAAGCTGAATTAGTATCAGCAATCTCAGCTGCCTGCTCCCGGACCGCACTAATCTCCTGGTCAATGCCAACCCATCTAGCTACTGCGGTCTGAACGGGATTCATTACTTACTCACTAACCCATCATTGCCAGTTCAATGGCTCGCTGAGGAGTAGCAGCGATGGCGAAATGTCGCCCGAAGCCCTGGTACTTGCCAGGCTTAGAATGCAGAGCATACATTCCATAAGTCATCTGTGCCTTATCGCCCTGAGAACTATCCATCTGCAGCCGCTGAACAGTCGGGCTCTTAGTGAAGTCGGGCCACTTATCGTAAGCCATCCAAATCTTGAAGAACCCGTTAGGCTTCTCAGCAATCTTGAATTGCACAACGAAGAAAGTGCGATGACCCCAAAGAATCTTGCCTAGAATATCTCGGTCCAGGTCTGATCCATCTCGAGTCACAGCCGACCATTCATCGGTCTTCTGCTCAGTTGAAATCGCGAAGGCCGGAGAACCGTGACCTGGGAACTGGGTCTGCCAGATCAAGTTGCGAGCAGTCTGCTCGAATTCACCCAGCTTGTAATTCCACGAAAGAGCAACTGCACCTTCTGAGCCAGTGGGAATGTTGGCTCCGAAGCTGCCTGTAGTGTGTCCGTCACCAGAACCAACCGACCGGTTCTCATTACGAAGGTCGAAACCGCCCTCGGGCGATGCAACCCACTCAAGGAATGGGTAGGTAACATCAGGCGAGATACGAAGCATATCTCTGACCTGTGCTGCTGAAGTAACGATACCGGCCTTAGTCGGTTGTCGAAGACGCTTCTCTGCAATAGCCATCAGTCGTCAAGCCCCAAACTTACTTTATCGTGAAGATCTGGAATATAGTCTTCCAGATTGGCATACTCAATTTGTTCAACTGGCCGCTGCTCATTGAAGAGCGAGGGGAAGTTGTTGTAGTAGCCGTAGCGAATTGCGTCGAGTGTATGATTATCAACGTCCACAGGCCTCTCGGTTGGGTTGCCCTCAGAACGCCTGTGGGTTACATCCGGATAGTGGTATAGGTTGTGCTCTTTGATGCTGTTGATGCAACGAGGGTCCCATGTGATCCGAGGTACGATCTTGTCAGGGGTAGAGCGGAGGGGGTCGCGGAGGAAGAGGTGGTGGACTTCAATGCCGCGAAGGATGTTAGTTGGTTTTTCTGAAAGAGTCCGATACCCTCGAAGCTTCCAAGTCGCAACTGCCTCAGCTGCAGCTTTGTCAACAACTATCTGAACCTCATCGCTTGGCTGGTGTAGATCATTTAAGATGTACGAGCCCCATTTCTCTTCAACCAGGCGTATAATCTGTGCCGTCGTGTGGCCCGTTCGGTATATCTCGTCGATGACGTGAATTTCTTCTTCCGGAGTGATCTGTACCAGGAGACAAGCGTAGGGAGCTGTACTGCCTGGGTCGCACCAGACCTGCGTACGAAGGATCGGATTAAAGACTTGTGCTCTGACATGGATGTTCGTGTCAAACTCTGAGTAGACGAGGCCACCGTAAGCAATGAATTTAGCTTCCCACTCCTGCATGAACGACTCAGGAGTTGAGTTCTTCTTGGCCTCTTCAATTTCCTCGGGCGGAAGTAGAGGGTTCAGTGATGACGGGAACGTCCAGCTCTCCCACCACGCATTATCCGGGTTGTCCCGATCCTGCCCTTTCTGATAGAAATCATGGAACCAGTTGTACCCGCGGGGAGTGGAAGAGAATAGCGCGCGTCCTTGTCGATCGGCAAGAGCCGGGCGAATGTACTGGTCCCATGTTCTCTGCTTGAGACGAGCGGCCTCTGCAAGAACGACGAAATCAAGTCCCTCTCCGATGAGCTGGTCTGGGTTCTCTTCAGACCTACATTCAAGAAACGAACCGTTCTCGAATTGGATGAAGAGCTCTCGTTCCGACTTTCGACGGGCGGGGATAAATCCTTCGTCAATTGCTTTCTTCCAGACTACCCGGAACTCTTTCTCCGCCAAGTCCATCGTAGGGCCGACAATCCAACCATACGACTCGGGAACCACCATCTGGGCGAACATCTCGTGTCCACCGAGCTTGGATTTCCCCAGGCGACGTCCACCGTTGAAGACTCTGAACCTAGCCCTCGACCGGTGTACTGTCTCCTGATATGACATTACGCTGATCCCCGAAGCGCGGAAAATCCGAGCCATTCGATCCGGCGTCAGGACCGAAGAGCGCTGCGAGAATGCCTTCGTACTTGTTGACATTAACGTCGCCTTCGATGATGGTGGTCATTCCCTTCCCACCTGAACCAGTAAGTCGGTCCAGAACTCGGACAAGATCCATGATCTCCCAGTTCTGAATGGCCTTCCCCTTGGTTCGCCGCCCTAGCTCACCGAGGATGCGCCCCTTGATGCCCGAAACCATCTTGGCCCTGTGCTCATCAACTCGAGCCCTAAAGTTCGGGTCTTGCATGTACTTGTGAACTTGCCGCCGGTTCACTCCCGCGTAGCGAGCTGCCATCTTGTAGGTGCCGCCAACAGCGATGACCATCGATGCAGCTTCCTGGTGGGCCCGCATCGGGGCGTACTGCGTTCGGGGGCTAGCGCCAACGATCTCACCCACCATCTCCGAGGTGTCCTTGCCCTCTGGGTTTACCAGGGCGAGCCCCCGATTGATTGGTGCTAGCTTCTTTCGTTCCTGGCTGCTGGCCTCGTCAGGCGACAGCTGAAGCTGATTGTTGATCGGAAGTCCCACGAGGAAGATACCC